GTAATGAAAACACGTTATAATAAACCGTTTGAAAGTGTACAAGTTGAAATTCCATACGAAACTGGTATGGATCCATACTCCGGTATGTTTGACTTGATGGACGCAAAAGGCTTACTAGAAAAGAAAGGCAATCGATACGAGTATGTTATGAGTAGCGGCGAACCTATTCTAGAATTCCGCAAGCGTTGGACTGGCGAACTACTCGATAAAGTTATGGCAGATTTGCCAGCTAAGGAAGCACAAGTTGCAGCCGATGAAGCAGAAGCCGAGAGGTTAGCAAGAGAAGCAGAACTAGCTGAATTAGAAGCCCAATTGGTAAATACCGATGATAACTTAATCGAGGAAACTACTGAAAATGGATGAAGACCAAATTGCTGATATCTGGAACTTATTTAAAAACTATCTAGATAAGAAACAGCCAGAACTTGTAGCTGAAAAATTTGTTGACTTATTAGTTGATTATGGTGTTGACGACTTGACATTAAAGTCTTCACTTGGCAATGATAAACTTTTAGATGCTGCAATTCAATACTACTTAGAAGACGAAGACGAGGAAGACTACGAACAAGAGTGGGATGAGTAATGGGATGGTATTCAGACGTATCACGTGATATCTCTAAAATTCCAAGTGCTATACAATATTTTGAAACTGAACTTGTAGAAGCAAAACGTGAAGTTAGACTCAAAGGTAATGTTGAACGTGCTGCCGCTGAAATGCCTGGCATTGTCGAGCAAAGGTTTAATCAGCTTCAAGAGATTGAAGCAATACTTAACTACTTAAATATTGAGCTACGTAGATTGCGTAGTTCATTTTTTAAGAAATATCTTGAAAACTATCAACGAGCTCTGTCAAGCCGTGACGTTGAAAAATACGTAGACGGTGAGGCAGATGTCGTTGACTACGAAAAGATTATCAACGAGTTTGCGCTAATGCGTAACAAGTGGTTGGGTGTTCTTAAAGCACTTGATCAAAAGCAATGGCAAATTACTAATGTTGTAAAACTTAGAGTTGCTGGCATGGAGGATGCAACACTGTAATGGCACATAGCGCAGAATATTTAAAACAATTAAAAACTTTACACAGTAAGTCAGCGTTTGGAAGCGGCGCTGACATTCCTGCGGTAGTTAAAGAAATTCTTGATAGTGGGGAAGTAAATAGTTTTTTAGATTTTGGAAGTGGTAAAGGATATCTTTCACAAGCAATATCTGAAGCATATCCACATATTAAATTGTATACATACGACCCAGTAACAAGTCCAATTGACTTGCCCGAACAAGTTGACATGACTTATAGCAGCGATGTGCTTGAACATGTTGAAGTCGACATGCTGGAAAAAACACTAGATGATCTATTTACTAGAACTACAAAATATCATTATCATTTAATTGCTTGTCATCCAGCTAAGAAAAAACTAAGTGACGGTAGGAACGCACATTTAATTATTGAAACCCCTAAATGGTGGAAACGTCAGTTACAAAAGTATAACTGGCAAATTCAGCATGAAAAAATTACAGAACGTTATGTAGAAAAATTTGACATAAATGTAATAAAATATATTACGGTATTGAAGCAATGAAACTAGTACATAATTATTGGATGCCAACATCAGACGATCATTTTGAACGTCTAATTAATAAAAGAATAAAAAAAGGCGGGCCGGCTGAATATCAAGATGATGTTAGAGATGAAGCATACAAATATGTAACTGATTTTAACATAGCAATTGATGTAGGTGCAAATGTAGGCTTGTGGGCAAAACCTCTTTCTAAAAAATTTAATCGTGTATTTGCATACGAACCACTTGAACAAGTATATATTTGTTTAGAAAGAAATGTTAATCCATCAAAAGTTTATATTAATAAATTTGCACTTGGTAGTACAAACAGTAAAGTAAATATGGTATACGATCATGTAAACACCGGCGGCAGTTATGTAAGCGAAGTTGGTACAGGAACAATTGATATTAAACGAATGGATGATTTAAATCTTCCAAAATTTGGCTTGTTAAAAATTGATTGTGAACGCCATGAACTCGAAGTTCTTAAAGGTGCAATTGATACAATACTAAAATATAAACCAATTATTGTTTGTGAACAACAAGCTGATACAGATGAATGTGCAGGGTTATTTTTAAAGTCTTACGGTGCAAAAGAAATTACTAATGTCAGAAAAGACTATATCTTCGGCTGGTAGTAAGTAAATACCTACATGAACACAGTATTAGTAACTGGTGGATTTGATCCACTACACTCTGGACATATTGAATATTTTAAATCAGCAAAGCAATTAGGCAATAGACTAGTTGTTGGACTTAATAGCGATACATGGTTAGAGAATAAAAAAGGCAAAGCCTTTATGCCGTTTGAAGAACGTGCAAATATTGTTAGACATCTTGAAATGGTTGACGATGTTATATTAGTCGAAGACGATGACACCGGCGGCACAACAAAAGCAATTGGGTATCTTTTACAAACAACAACTGGTAAACTTATTGTTGCAAACGGCGGCGATAGAGTTGAAGGTGAAATTCCTGAACAAATAATGTATGGCAACAATAAAGATGTAGAATTTGTTTTTGGTATTGGCGGCGAAGACAAAAAGAATTCAAGTAGCTGGATACTTAGTAACTGGGAAAAGCCAGTTACTGAACGTGCATGGGGATCATATAAAATATTAGATCGTAACGGCGAATGGCAAGTAAAAGAATTGTCGTTTGAAGAAGGTCGTGCGCTTAGTGATCAACGACATTTTAGTCGTAGTGAACACTGGCATGTTGTTGACGGTGTAATTGTTATGATGCTAGAAGACCGCGAAGGACGAAAGACAACTCGTACACTAATACCTGGCGATAGTATAGATATACCAACTGCGTATTGGCACAAAGCTATTAATATTGGAAACAATACAGCTAAAGTAATTGAAGTTTGGCTTGGAAAAGAATTAACGGAGAACGACATTGAAAGAAGAGATTGAAGATAAGTTAAGAGTTTTTGTAGGATGGGACAGTCGTGAAGACATTGCATTTCAAGTATGCAAACAAACTATTTTAGATAAAGCTACTGTGCCAGTACATGTCGAGCCGCTAAAACAACGAGACCTAAGAAGAGCACAGATCTATACAAGAGAAACAGATGCATTAGCATCAACTGAATTTACTTTTACAAGATTTTTAATTCCCCACTTGATGAATTATAAAGGATGGGCATTATTTGTAGATTGTGATTTTGTATTTCTAGAAGATATTGCTAAGTTGTTTGATCAGTGTGACGACAAGTATGCGGTAATGTGCGCTCATCACGACTATACACCTAAAGAAGGACTAAAAATGGATGGTAAGCAACAGCATAATTATCCAAGAAAAAACTGGTCTAGTTGTATGCTAATCAACTGTGGACACCCAAGCAATGAAAGATTAACTGCTGAGTTAGTAAACAAAGAATCAACTACAGGTGCATTTTTACATCGATTTAGTTGGTTAAGTGATGACGAAGTAGGTGAAATTAGTCACAAATGGAATTGGTTAGTTGGATGGTATAAGGAACCAGAAGACGGTAAACCAAAAGCATTACACTATACAGAAGGCGGTCCTTGGTTTCCCCAATACCAAGATTGCGAATATGCACTTGATTGGTATAGAGGAAAAATTAGATATTTAGAAACTCAAGTAGAGAATTCAAAAAAAAAATTAGAACGCAGTAAAGATAAAATAAAACTTACAATGGATTTAGATTTGCCTGCCAAAACTAAAACCTATTTTCATAATTTATTAAACAGCTGGATTGACCCTGACGAGCATGTTTATAAAAGCAAAGAAAGTATAGAAAAGTTTGAGGAGAGAAACGTGGGTATTAAAGTTGCAGCAATTGCGCCAGCAGAAGATGACGGATTTAATCTTCGTAAGAAAAACGCACTATATGATCCTTATTTAGAAGATTTCATTATAGGATGTAACGGAACTATTAGTGAGTTTGACAGAGAAAAAAAATCAGACAACACATTAATAATTCGCGGCCTAGGCGGAGGTGGACAAAAAGCACTAAAACATTGTATTGAAAACGATCGTAATTATTATGCTATTGATACTGGTTACTTGCAACCTGGAACAAAAAAAGAATATCACAGAATTACATACAACAATCTACAACAGCAAGGTCCAATTATTGAACGTCCGTATAACAGACTGGAAAGACTAAAATATAAAGTACCAAAATATAGAGAAGGAGAATATATACTACTGTGTCCTCCAAGTTTAAAAGTTATGAAATTTTATGGAGAAGATCTTGATAAATGGATTGCTCGTACAACAACTGAAATTAGAAAATACACTGATAGAAGAATTGTAGTTAGACAAAAGCCAATACGTAGAGACAGAGTTACTAATGATACAATTTGGAAAGCTCTTGATAATGCATATTGTCTAGTTACATATAATAGTATTGCAGCAACTGAAGCTCTGCTACATCGTCGTCCAGCAATAGCACTTGCACCTAATGCAGCAACAGCATTATGTAATACACAAATATCTGATATTGAAGGTAATTTAAATCGCTATGGCGAAGACGAAACATATGCATTTGCAGCACACCTATCATATTGCCAATTTACTGCACAAGAAATGCGTAATGGAAAAGCGTGGCAAATTTTAAATGAAAGTCGTTAGTTACTATAATGTTGTTCCAACAGTAAACAATAACAAAGAAAAGTATCTGCTATTACAGAATTTTGTAAATGGAGTAAATGCCGCAGGCGATACTGGGATATTACACAAAGGATACAATCTACTAGATTGCGATGTAGGTCTTATACAAGGCTGGCAACACGAAGTTGGAAAAAGTGCTCCTCATTTAAAACTTAGACAAAGTGTGATTGACAGAACACAAAACAAGCATGTTGTTACTGCTGATAGTAACTTATTCTTGTATCACACAAAAACAAACCAGCCACATTGTTATCTACGATATAGTTTTAATGGAATCTTTCCAAACACTGGAAACTACTGTGATAGTATTATTGATCCGAACAGATGGAATCAAATACAACAAGATACAGGTGTTAGGATTGAAAATGCTCGCAGGGGCAATCATATTGTATTATGTTGTCAACGTAACAAAGGCTGGAGTATGGGAGGTTACGATGTTGTAAATTGGATACACAACACTGTAAAAGAAATACGTAAATTTAGCCCAAGACATATTGTAGTTAGAGCACACCCAGGCGATAAAAAAGCAAGAGTATATCTTGACCCAAAGCGTACTCCGGTACGTAATATACCAAACTTAACAATTAGTCCATTAGGCACTCCGTTAGAACAAGATTTACAAAATGCTTGGTGCGTTGTTAATCATAATAGCAGTAGTATTGTTGGCCCAATTATCAAAGGATATCCTGCATTTATTACAGATCCTGATAAAAGCCAATGTGCAGAAGTTGCACATCACGGATTTAAAAGATTAGAAAAACCAAAAGAGTTTGATAGAGAAGCATGGCTACAACGTATTAGTATGTTTCATTGGAAATTGAACGAATTAAATGACGGCACATGTTGGCGTCACATGCGTCAGTTTGTCCAATAGCTTTCGTTACGTGGTTTGATTAAATCCTTAGGCTTATTACTTTTACCTACTGACTTTCGATCGCCTTTTAAATGATCAATGTAAGCACCTAGTCCACTATTAATAATTGGGTGTCCTTCTCCATTAACCAAGTTACCACTAATGTTATTAATAGGTTCATTAGGATATTTACGCTTAATCTTTTTTAATACTTCGTCAAATACATAACTATCGTGCCATTCTTCCATACGGAATATACCGTATTCGGCATGTTCGTACACATGCTCAAACTCTTTTAAGAATTCTAAGCCAACTGGATTTTTTAAATTAATTCCATAGAATCCGCATTCGGGCCACTTGCGTCCTCTCCCCATATATGCAAGCCACGAACGATCAGGTAAAAAACTTTTAAATGCTGCATAGTCAAATTTGCTGTGTACAAAAGTGTCGGCATCCATCCATACAATCCAATCTGTTTTACAGTGTTGTGCTGCGTCAAATACAGCATATACTTTGTTAGCAAATCTTACAGCATCCCATTTGAATTCTTTGTGCCAATCTTTTGGACGTCTTGCTTTTATTTCTGGCGGACATTTGCCATTTGCCTTAGGAACGTTTCCCCAAGTTGATTTAAATGCATTTAATTTTGGAAGTTTTTGTTTTGCATCTAAAATTTGTATACGCGGATCTTTGGTTACTGGATTGCAATCCTCTGCATACAAACGCAATTGTATATCTTTGTCAATGTTTTCACTAAAACTGTTTACAAAACGTTGCCCATATAAACTCAAAACTGGTGCGTGAAATGTAGATACTACTGTAATTGTCATTGACTTTTCCTTATAAATATGTTACTATTTAACTATGAAATTTAAATTATGGAAAGAATACGGTGCCCTTAATTCCAAAGATGTTTTTTCTGCTTTTGAGCGGAGTTGTATTACTAATGGGCATAACATTAGTAATAGTGATAATATTAATGATGCCGATTGCCATGTTATTTGGAGTGTGCTTTTTCACGGTAGAATGGCTCGTAACAAAGATATTTGGACCCGTTGTCGTGAACTTCGTAAACCAGTTATCGTCCTCGAAGTTGGCGGCATCAAAAGAGGTACGACGTGGAAGGTGGGGCTAAATGGAATTAATCGAGATGCTTATTTTGGGGATAGCAATAACGATGATAGCCGTAAGCGTTTACTGGGACTCGAAGTAAAACCATGGCGTACTAGCAGCAAATACATTTTGTTATGTGGACAGCATGACAAAAGTTTACAATGGCAAGATATGCCACGTATGAGTAATTGGTTTTTAAACACATATGATGAAATCCGCAAACACACAGATAGACCAATTATATTTCGTCCACATCCACGTTGTAGACTAGAACATATAGAACGTGGACTTAAACACGTATACAGACAGGAGCCCAAACATGTTAACGGCACTTATGATTCTTTTGATATGGGCTTTAATGATATACATTGCACTATCAGTTACAGTAGCAATCCTGGGATACATTCTATCATCGAAGGCGTTCCTGCTTTTGTTAGTACTCATAGTCTTGCTTATGATGTGGCCAACGACATAGACTTTTTACACGATATTGAAAACCCACTAATGCCCGATAGACAGCAATGGCTAAATGACTACGCTCATACTGAATATACTGTAGATGAAATATCACAAGGTATTCCACTAAAAAGATTGACAGATTATCTATAATCTGTTATTATAATATTATGAGCAATTATTTACATACTATTGAAGATTGTCTTGAAACTATAGCAGGGCTGTCTCGCGATTCCAGCATTGAAATTGATAAAAGCGATAAGACTATCATGTATAGTATTGCTAGACAAGTTTATAAAGGAAGTGCGTTAACTGATAAACAGTATGCACTTATGAAAATAAAACTTGCTACATACAAAAATCAATTTTTAGAAAATAAGTTTGATAATTTTGATATAGCATTAGAATCATTACGATTGCCATTAAGAAAAATTGATCGTAGAAAGTACATCAAGATAGTTAAAATTGAAAATGTTGAATGGATTAAAATTAGATTTCCGTTTAGTAAAAAAGATATTATGAAAATTAATGCTATTCCTAAATTTAGTTATCAGCATGATAAAGGTTCGCACGAACATTACTTTCGGTTAACTGAAAAGTCGATTGACAATATTTGCTCTCAATTTATTAATACTCAATTTGAGATAGATAAAAAATTAGTAGATTGGTATGAAGAAATAAAAGTTATTAAATCTAACCCCTCAAAATATGTACCAGGGTTGTGGAGTAATGCATTATCAAACTTACCTGAAAAAGCTAATATATATACTAAAAATTTTAGTCGTTTGCAATTATTAGATCGTAAGCGTCAACTAGGCATTGAATACATCACTTGCGATAAAGATAATACAATAGAAAATTTAATTGCACAACGTTCGCATCCAGAAATATGTCTTACTCCAAAAGAATTTTATTTAGACGAAATAATTTTAGGATTAAAAAAACTAGAACGGTTTCCGTTGCTAGTAATAATTTCACCTGATAATCCGTTAACCGAACTTGTTGCTTTTGTTGAATCATTCGAACAACACAATTTTAATACTCAAAAACAAACAGTATTATTTAGATCTAAGTCATCCGACGAATATAATGTAAACAACTATATTAAAGATAAAAAATTAAATAATTGGCTTGACAATAGTACAGAAGTTGTATATATTAGTAAAGATAAACTACCTAAATTATTATTTAAAAATAACTGGCAGCCTCAAGCAACTATATCAATAAGCAGTGTAAGAAACAATCATAAAGTTCAAAATTATATTGATTCATTATGCGATCTTATTATATACAACGACGATAGTCCAAGTATCTTTAAAAACAAATGGAGACTAAATGGCTACGTGTAAACTAATAATCGAAGATGAAGTAAACATTAAACTAGAAGGACTAGAAGTAGATGTTCGGAGAAAACTCGCGAATGCTCTTAAGTTTGAAGTGCCTTACGCAAGATACATGCCCCAATACAAACTTGGTCGTTGGGATGGAAAAGTTGCTTTCTTTGGTATTGGTGGCACTGGCTATGTTAATCATCTTGACGTTGTTAGTCAAGTGTTACAAAAAAATAATGTACAAATAGTTGACATTCAGGACAATAGACATCCTATACAATTAGACTTTAAACCAGTAACAGAAACATACTGGAAAGACCAGGGCGTTGTATGGCCAGAAGGTCATCCAGCAGAAGGCGAAGATATTATTCTACGTGACTATCAAGTAGAAGCAATCAACAACTTTTTAAATAATCCACAGAGCTTGCAACAGATTGCTACTGGCGCAGGCAAAACTATTACCACAGCAACGCTGTCACACATAACTGAGCCGTATGGTAGAAGTCTTGTGATTGTTCCTAATAAGTCGTTAGTAGAACAAACAGAAGAGGACTATATTAACTGCGGTCTCGATGTAGGGGTGTACTTCGGAGACAGGAAGATGTTAGGTAAGACTCACACTAT